GCGAGTGCCATTCTTCTAATGTTGTGTTTTATTTTTTTTAAGAGCCTCTTTGACACTACCACTGAGTTCATGTGTTCTGGCGGTACTTTTTGTACATACTGGACACTTTTGTGTGATTTTTGTACCCTTGATGACATATGACATTGTACAGTCCTGGTGGTCACCCTTAATTGTCTCACAATAGGTTGAAGTTGTGAGAGCTGTGAAACTACCTTTCTGCTGTGTGATACTCACGACACGGGTTCCTTCTGGACACTTCATACACTTACGCATGAAAGACTCGAGGGGTCCCTTCACATCACACTGTTTAATTTGGGGTCGTTCCTCAAACTTTTTGATTTCTGGACACTTTTTGAGTTCTTCCTTCTTGGGATACAACTTCCCAACCACCTTTGGGGGGAGTGTGTGTTTGCGACCATAAAAGTCTTTACAGAAACCATCACGTCGTCCTCGAATCGTTTCACAGCGACAGAAACACTTTTGAGCGATACAGGAACCACTGATATGAAACCACACATGATTGGAACTGTGGGCTCTCTTGAGATTCTCACAGTATTTGGAATTGGTCGACACGAGATAGGTTTCCTTGTGTTTGAAGAGTTTTGTTACCACGGAGGTAGACTGCCCCTCCATATTCCTCTGTACAAAGTCTTCAATGAGACCCTTGAGTTCATCATTCTCAATTTCATCCCTCGTCTGAGCATCTGTAAAGGAACCCTCCTTGATGACGGTGGAGGGTGGTTCCACTGTGATGTGTTGTGGCTCGTCCGTCCGAATGGAGGACATTTTAAGGATATCCAAGTTTGGACCCGAATCAATCTTTGTTAATGTACTGAGTGGACCATGGTTATAGATAAATAGGGGCAAGTAGGCAACCTGTACAATCTTACCCTTCCCGTGGCACTCTGGACACCCCTGACCACCACACTGGGTGTGCTTTGCCATCTTGTGAGACCATGGCATACGGAATCCACTCCCTTTGGACTTTCTACGAACATCGCCATAGACTGCTGCGTCCACGATTTCATTCCAATCTGTACTACCCTTGGCCTTTGAGAGTGCCACGAGAATGTGTTCTCTGAGAGCAATGGCAGATGACTGATCTACGACGAAGCCTGGCCAATTGAGATGCACACCAGTTTTTGTGTATTGTCCGACCGTCTTCGGTGGTGACACGGAAACGAGACAATTCTTTCCGCCATGGCGTTTCACTTTATCACAAATAATCTTACAGATGTCTTGGATTTCGTCGAGAGTGAGGGAACGGGTATCCTTGTAGTCAATATCCACAAAGAAGTTGTACTGAGGACTCTTCTGTTCAACGACAAAGAGTTTTTCACCGGACTTGACAGCCTCTATATACTTCTCGTGAAACTCATTCAATTTATCAAATGGCACGGAGAGGACGCCACCGTCCATGAGCACATGTGATAGATTGGTTGCATTATTAAATTTTTGTTGTGTACACCACTTTTTAAACATACTTTGTTATAGATCTTCTTCTCTAAACCATCTCATGACAGAGATATCTCTAAACTCCTTGGGTGATTCTGTGAGGTTTTTCTTTATAGTGAGAAGTTCATAGACGGTCTTTTCTTTATTTTCTTCTTTCCATTCGTCCACTTCCTGTGGACAAAGACCTCTATTTTTTTCAAGGAGTTCTCCAATCTGCATTAAAATGTAAGACTTTGACTTCATTCTATTTAATAGAAAAGGTTTTTCTATTGAGGGAAGTCACACACGAATAAAACTCTGGGTTTTTGATGACATTGTCTATGATGAGTTTCCACCTCTTACGAGTATTAAACTCTTCAAGAGTATCAAAACTCATATAGTCGTTTTCATCAAAAGTTTTCTTTATTGGCTGTTTATTAATCTTTTTTAGGTTGGTCTTTTGTTTCTCTTCGTAAAACTTTTTTACGAGTGCCTGTTGCTGGGTCTTGGTATAGTCAACGAAAAAGACAAATACATTGTACTCCAAGTCCACCGTGGGGCTTTCCTTCACCGTGAACTTGAACTCCGCGTATTCGCCATTTTTGAGGACAACCGTACCCCGTGTTTCTTCTTCGAGTTCCCTAAGGGCACATCGGAGAGGATTAAAGATCTCTCTCCGTCTGCATCCACCAGTGACAAATATCCAATCTTTGAAGCGCCGATCTCTCACTGTGAGAAATCGGGGCTTTCCATCAGAGAAGCTGACGGGTATCGCTATAGCTTTGTATTTTTTCATTGCGCATTCGCAAGTTATAATAAACGGATATGTTTATTCCTCCTTCTTTTCTTCAGCGGGTTCTTCCTCGGGTTCTTCGCGGGTTGGAATTATTTGGATTGGTGTGTTGAGGCGTTGCATCACATGTGACGAAAAACCTTTGAGGTTCTCAACATCCTGTTTGGCCTTATTCATCTCCCTGAAGAGAAATACAACACCGATAACAGCGATGACAGTGGCGACAAGTGTGAGCGTTTCGCGATCCATGGAAATCATTATATGTTACTTTAGATCCTTCCTTTTAAGTAAGGGCACCCATGTGGGTTCGGCCTGGAGGAGGGCATTCGTAGGGGCTCTGTGCAAATTGAACGGCTTCGTAATGCGTGGACTGACAGGACTTATCAGTTGGTGGTGTGGGTTCACCAATATACTTTTCAAGTGTCCTGGATTTTGGGTCATACGTCAATACAAAAACGATGGCGAGGAGGAAAACTATGTTCCACATGTGTTTTATTAATTAGTTAGAATATAAAAGGCCGCCCATACCGTTCTCAATGCGGAGAACGTTGTAGTTCACGGCGTAAATATCATCATCGGAATCATTACGATCGTTCACAATACGAGCGGAGTCGAGACGAGAAAAGTTGAGGGTACCGGTTGGTTGCAACTTACCGGCATCCAAGCAGAATGGATAGAAGAACAATTTTTCGGTGCTGGCACTCGCAACCGCCGAGTTTGCGTTTGTGCTGTGATAATACAATGGGATGGTTGAGAAGTTAGGGTTCGCAAACTTGAAGTCGGCGATGTCCACACCATTGATTTGAAGCTTTGTCTTATTGTCGGTACCACCTGTAGCACCGAGAATATTCACACCAGAGGCATTCGCCGCCGCGAGATATTTTACTGGGTGGTTAAAGTTGAGCTCCTGGATCTTTGCAGCGGAAGCAGTCGCCTTTTGGACTTGGGTAATGATCATGTTTTGTGGGTTCGAGGCAAAGAATTCGCGTTCTTGGGTATCCAAGTAGGCGTAGTTCGCGTAGACTTCCCATTTGCTCGCAGCAGCTTCGGACCCCCAAGTAATGCGGAGTTCCACATCGTGGTACTGAAGGCTGATGAGTGGAAGGGCGGATTGCCAGTTTTCACAGAAAAAGAAGCGGAGTGGGTAGAATTGAGCACCGTCGATGCCATTGTAGAGTTGCGCGGACACGGACTTTGATGAGTTGGTCGCCGAAAGACTTGGGGCGATAAGACTGGAATATGTCACATCTTGATCATCAATAACCTGACCACCGATAAGGAGCTCAACTTTGGTCACAACATCACTCCAATCGGTAGTAAATGTATTTGCACCGGTACTGTCACCCTTAATTGGCATGAGATACACATAGTTGAGGAGATCCCCTTTGCGTTCGAAACGAACACTAGACATGCCCCCATTTGACACATTCCCCTGGATAACTTGGCGTTCCACTGTTTGGGCGAAGTTTGTGTGGCGCTTGTAGGTAGATCTGAAAAAGCTGATTTCGGGCTGACCGACGAGGTGCGCATCCTGAGCACCGACAGCCACAAGTTGGGCAATACCACCAGACATTTTTATAGTATAGTGAGAGTTTTTTTTAAGTGGGAGACTTTTGTTTTATACCGAGTACGAGTGACTGCGTCACCCAGGACTAGGCACCCTCGAGAGCATCCAGTCTCGCCAGGACTGAGGTGAGTTGAGATTCCAGTGTTGCGACCTTCGCCTTCTCCGCTTGAAGCTGTCTATCAACCTCTTGTAAAGCGGACGTAGCCACCGTCCAAATGGCTTCCTTCTTTACGAACAAGAAATCATCAACTTCTTGTCCGTACACGAAAAGTTGCGTACCTGGGTACGTTGTCGTTGTTTTTGTGTAATTGTCAATGATTTCTTCGTAGCCCGTAGTATCTTCCAAAGCATTGTATTCTTCAATGGAGACTACAACATTTGCGTTTTGGTAGCCAGTTATGTTTGCGACGTACCCCGATTTATCTTCGAGTGCGTCGTACTCTTCGGGAGTGAGCGTCGTGGTCGTGATTTCAGTGATGACGTTACCCGTCTCATCAACCGAACCGGTCCACTCACTCAAATCCTCTTCCACACGAATGGTGTGTTCGTCTATGACTTCCGCCAAGTGTATGTCGTGGTCTTGACCATCAATCCCCTTTGTTCTAATGAGCGTGGTCGCATTACTCTCCAAATTGGAGGTGTTAAAGTTGGTAAATGTGATTACATTTGATTGTGAGACATTCGCCAATTCATAAATGTTTGGTAAGACATCTTTTCTCAATTGGGTGGCGTATGGGAGCGTCTCCCTGACCTCCTGGGCGATGAAACCCCACACACGTTCAGTGCCTCTCTCAATCTCGTCTTTGTATTGGTACTTTTTGGGTTTGAGGAGACGCAAAGTTTCCAAACACTCGGCATCGTCGGCGTCCACGATGTTCTTCTTGATGCGGGTGTCTGACGCACCGACAGTTCCGCTGTGTGAAACGAAAAAGTTACCACAGGCGATCGAAGCATTCGCATATATGCTCATATTAGTCCAACTATTTGTATTTTTTGTGAGACCAGTAGATGACCATCTAAAATATGAACGGTCGCTTGAAGAAATAGTGCCACCGGCCCCGTTCACGTGTAATGGTGCGTATGGCGTCACCGTCCCGATGCCGACGTTGCCGTTACTTCTTAGAGTCATTATATCCTTCAGTGAACCCGTTGTCGAATTTGTTGGTGTCCATAATTTGAAACGCATTTCGTTGTATGATGGATAGTATTCATCATTCGTTTGCCATTGTGTGTACGTATCTGAAAATCCAAATAAAATTTCGTGTGTCGTATCTGGTGTAAACGGCGAATTATCTAATAAATTTCGGTCACCAACCCTCTTAATGCTATTTTCTTTTGCCGAATAATATGAATCTCTATTTGCTGCGCTTTGTCTTGTGAGGCCTGTGTCATATTTGAATGTGAAATCTTTACCCTCACCGTATATTTCAAGAGCGGTCCCCGGATTCGTCGTCCCGATGCCGACCAATCCTTTGTATGGCTGTAGACACAAAGCATGTCTCGTGTCCGTGCCGTAAGTCCAACCATTTTCGATGTTATAATCCATGGTTTTATTATCGATCGTCGTCTGCAGAGCGAGCGTCTCCGCACCGTTGGATGTTTTTATAGAGCTTACGTGCAGCGTACCGTCAGAGCTACCGAACCTCGCCGCGGTACTCACCGTGCCACTCGCTAAATTTTGTATGTAGTTGCCTCTCACATCTAAAGGCGCCAGCGCTTCCTTGTCGGTTGAGCCGTAGTATCCAATGCCGACGTTACCCCCAATGAGGGCCGACCCCCGCACATCCAACTGTGCCCTCGGCACGGTTCCCCCGAGACACAGGCTCGTATCGGTGAGATTCAGGGACTTCCCAGTGCGTCCGAGGGCGTACTCCATGGCGACCTCTTCGGCGGTGAGGGCGACGTCCCAGAGTTTGAAGTTGGAGATTTGGCCAGTGAATGGGTTATTTCGCGCATCACCGATGCGTAATTCTGGATTAGATGTTTGAAAATTTAATTCAGTACTCCCACCCACGGTTGGATCA